AGAACCTAGACAAATCTCATCATTTGGTCTTTGTGATAGGTCTATTTTGTCCTCTTCTAACTGGTCTTGTACTAGGTCAATGAGCCAATCCATTAAAAGCTCTGTGTCTTTTTTTGTCATTCGTAAGTCCATTTTAATTGCTCACACCTGCGTGAAGCAATACCCCTAATATGCCACCTAAAATAGAACCGATAAAAAAACAATCTGCACGATTCATAATTCCCCTACTTTATCGTGTAGCTATATGGGCAATAGCTGTTAAAGGTGAACACATAATAATTGCCACTAAAAGACTTGTAAAGCCCTTTGTAACCACCTATTTGCACTTGGCAGTCCACTAGGGTTAGTTGAGTCCAAGAGTGACTGAGAGCCACCCCCAGAGCTAATAGAATTATTTTAAACATTTAAAGTCCTTGTAAATAGTTTCCGCTAAGCTGTAATTTATCGCAAAGCTGTTCTTCTTCTAAAAATCTTTTGTCAAAGCCCAAAGATGCTAAATCCATTCTTACCTTGTTTATCTCAAAGCAAACCGCCTTAACAAAACTATCGCTTAGGTCAGGCTTCATGGAGTCAAGTCTTGTATCTATGTTATCAATAGCTGTGAATAATTCAAACACATAAGCCTTCAATGTTAATTCTTCTATGTGTGGTGAAATTAAAAAATCATTTACTGACAGCTTTCCATCTGTTTGGGAGTTTAAAAGCCATTTCGCTATTTCTTCTGCGTATTTGTTCATTTTGCCAACCTTTGAGTGTAGTTTGATACTTATCAATCTATTAATTAATTGATACAATTCCAAGAGTTTTTTTAAAAAAAAGTGAAAATTTATTTTAAATACTTTGAATTAATACTCTCTGTAAATCTTGATGCTATTGGCTTAACTCTCGCCTTGCCATCAATTGTTCTTATCACATCGTTCCAGTCTGCGCCTTTTCTGAAATCCTGCCCTCTTTGGTGACTTGTGAGGATTAAGTTTTGAGTCCTAGCATCTTGTATCTTTAAGAAGGCATTACCACCTTTAGAGTAGTTAAAATCTGACTCATTGACCTCATCTCTTGGGTAGTATTCAGTCAAAAAACAAATGCAATGCGGGTGAGCAGGCATTGAAGGGAGCCTATCTTTAGGAAACACACCACTACCTAGCCCAAAGTCTGCTTTGGCGTTAATATCGCAAATATCTGTAATCTTGTGAGATGCGTCTAAATTCCATTTGTAAAATTGTAAATCTTCGTCATCAATAGTCATTAGAATATAGGCATCTATTGAGGCTCTCGCCTGTTCTGTTCTTGCGATTCTTCTTGCTATGTACCTAGACTTCTTTTTAATCGCTTCCTCTACTGACTTCTCAAAGGCTTCTTTACTTTTGCCCTTGACACCTCGTATAAAGCCCTGATAAGCCTTTTTCGTGTCACTTGTAGGGTAATTCATCTCCGCAAGTTTTGCTATTTCTTTCTCAAGCTCTTTTATATCCTTGTCGTAGCTCTTTGAAAAACCACTAGAACGAATAGAGCTTGTCATTTGGCGCACCTTTTTACGCAAAATAGACTCATCTATCTTACCTGAGCTTAACACATCAGCTTGAAGGCTTTTAAAGTTCTTCTCGTAGTCCTTAACCCAAGAGAAATTTTGCTTAATATTAGAAGTGATATATTGCTTTGTCTCGGTGTTAGCTAGTCTTAAGCGACTTGAAAGCGTGACCTTGTCTTTTGTCCAAGACTTGTTTAAAATCTCGCTTCGTAGCTTTTTCTCATTAATAATAGCGTCAGGGTCTTTTGCTAAGACTTGAATCGTAGCAGAAGCAACGCATACATCTAACACAGCGACCTTTATAGCGTCATCAACCTCAAACAATTCCCACCCTTCATTTACAATTTGGCGAATTGTTCGCCCTTGTGGGTTATTTAGTTGTTCTATTAGCCAATTGTTGAAATCTGCTACCGCTAAACCATAGCGTATATCAAAGCGTTTGATTTCTTGTGCTATCTGCTCGTTGATGGTGCCTTGCTTCTGCATTAGAATTGTGACTCTATGCTAGTCTGTTGAATTGAGACATCTCTCTCGGTTTCAATCCGCTCTAATAATGCGCCCATATCTTCGTCACTCTCAAACTCAATTAAGTTTGACGCAAGCTCTTTTTCTAGCTCGGTTGCTAAACTTTGAGAAATTCCAGCACCTTTGAGCTTTAAGAATATATCCGTTTGCTCTGTTAAAGTAGACACCCCAAAGTCATCTGAATATCGCACGGAGTACTCGTAGTCATATCCTACATATAGCCCAAACAGATATACAAGTTGCTCTTCTGCTTGTTCTATTTGCTTTTTAAAAGTGCCTAGTAGGTCATTTAGTCTAGCTCGGTCAATCTCCTTAGATTCTGCGCTTTGTTGGAATCGTTGAAGATGACTAACTACCCCTGCTTGATACATTTCGTTTATTAGTGAATTATAACCCTCAAGTAATGTTTTGAGTTGTTGAGCATCAGGGCTTATAAACTCAGGTGAGCGTGAGCTATCACTTGGGTAACCCAAACCTTTAGTAGTTCCATAATCTACACCTGCATCTGCGTGCATTGGCATTGTGAGGATTGAGAAGCCTTGGTTGTCTTGAATATCTGTAATGATTGAAGCAAGGTTATAAATCCTGTGTTGGATTCTAGCTACTCCGTATAGACTAGACTCAGGAATCACATCATCACTAGGTTCTGCTACTAATCGTATAACAGGTAAAACACCTATCTCATTAGGGAAAGCATCTATTAGTGTAGTTCCATCTTCTTCATAAACTACCCAAGACTCACTATTGACACCTACTACCACCATATCAATAGGATTTGAGCGGATACTAGAACCAAGTTCTACGCTAGGTTGTCCATATTGGTTAAACTCTACTGAGTCCGCTTGTTGCCACCATTTTAATTCTGTTAGGTTGCCAAATGAATCTTGAGTGTAAGAGTGAATCATATCGGGAGTGACCATAAAAGCATAAGGAACGCCTGAGCGGTCATTTATGACATCTTCAATACTTGCGCTTATATCCTTGTCATTGTTCACTACTATGAAACTAGCACCTAGATTTTTAGTAGCTCCCGCACTCTGCTCCATAAAGGACTGAATACCATCGCCTTTTGCGTTCACATCTTCTAAAAACACATCAAGCACAGACTGATAACTTAACGGAATCCCCTCTTTAGTTTTTCTAACTGCTGTGTTCTTAAATATAGGCTTGTGGTGTGCCTGCCAAATTGGGCGATATTGGTTAGAATAATAGGCTTTTGACTTTCTCAAGTTCAAATCATTAGTATCTTCTCGCTTGTGTGGTACGATATACAAGCCGTTCCTGTAACCACCTGAGCCTAAAAGTGAATCCTCTAAAAAGCGATACTTGTTACCCTCTTTGGTGACATCAATCCAATCACCATCTCGCCAAGGATAAGAGTTATAATTGTTTGTTATGTTATCTGACATCTAAAAAAATCCTTTTGCCCTTGGTTTAATAATAAATTTAAAAAAAAGTAGGGTTAAAAGCTGAAATTTTACCTGCGACTTCCCAATACATTCTAATCATTAAGGCATCTGCAAAGTCAGGAGAACGCCCCAGGAACTCCTTAACCTTGTCTTTTGACATTATGCTTAGCTTTCCATCTTTATCAACATTATCTCTTTTTATGTATTCTAGCTCTTCGTTTAGCTTCTCTTGATAGGTTTCATCTAGTACCCATATCTTGCCTTCGTTAATGTATTCCGCAAGTTTAAAATAGCATTGAGATTTTAAGTTATTGTAGTTCTCGCCGTTCTTAGCTTTTGAGCCGTTCTTGAACTCAATCGTATTTGCTAAGAATCCACTCAAACCACCGCCCACACCATCAGCGTCATAGCATATATTGGAATTAGGGACGCCATATTTATTTTTAAGCTCTTTTATCTTCTCAATAATCCCAAAGCCTGTGCTCTTTCCCTCTGAATGCATTTTAACCAAGCGCAAGCCGTCCCAAACACATATAACTAGCTTATCAGAACCTTTTAAGGCTATATCTGCGGTAATATACTTGCTCCCGCCTGTTACTTGAGTGTTCTCGTATAAGTCAAGTATTTTGTCATATTCAATTAGTTTTGCGGGGTCATCGTCATAGTAGAAATTGCCAAATAAGAGCCTTTCTCGTGTCACCTTATCGGCTTTCTTGAGGTTGTCTATATAGGCTTGCGAGATGTGTGGGTTATCTGTAACTAGACTCCTGACAAAAGCCTTATCACTTGATAGCGTACCTTCATCAAAGGGCTTTACAAAGTCTTGCATTATCCAATTCTTAGCAGGGTTGCAAGAATAGAACATTTTAGGAATAGACTCCCAACCTTCACCTTTAAGCTCTGAAAAACGACCTCTAAGGACATCTACTGCCTTTTTCCTAATCTCCTGAGCCTCATCAAGAAAAACACCTGTAAGCTCATAAGAGCCTATTCTGTTGTATTCAGGGTCACTTGGGTAATATCCTAGCTCCCTAAATTTAACCTTTGAGCCTGTTGCAATGTTGTAAGCGTAGTTTGTCTGTGCATTATAAGTGAAATGCTCTGCTACTCCATAGTGATTGATTACCTTGTGCCATGTTGCTAGTGTGGTGTCTCGTAGGTCTGTGAAGTTTGCCCTGCCTACCATATAAGAGGACTTAGGCTTGTTGAAGGTTTCAAGCATTATCCATAAATTACCAAGCCACGACTTCCCGCCTCTACTTCCCCCGCCGTATAATACTTCGTTAGTGCTATCGTCTGTCAATAGCTTATAGGCTTCAATCTGCTTCTTGAATAGCTTAATCTCCTTCATCTAAAACAATTTTAAACCCTTCTATCTTACCTGAAAGCTCCACTTTGTCTGCTTCGTTTAACCCGAACATCTTGGCAATAGAATCATAAGAACCTTTAGCAACTGCTGGGGTTAGTTCCTTGTGCTTCTCTATTAGCTCCATATAGCCATCAAATAAGAATTTTCTATCTACCTTGAACTCCTTTTGAGCTTCTGCTTTGAGTTCTTCTAGTCTATCCTTTATACTAACATTACCTAACAGGCGAGAAGCTCCTGCATCTGCTCCTGTCTTGCTATATCCTGCATTGATATAAGACTGAGTTGCGTTGCCTGTGTTAATGTACTCTTGGCAGAATTTCTCTTGCTTGGGGCTTAGATTATTCATATTAAAACCTTCTTTTGTTTAAATATAAATTTATTCTTGTTCTGTGAACTTAAAACCTAAGTGCTTGTATATGGCTCTCATTGTTTTATTCATATCTTTTACGCCCATAAAAACAACTTTTTCACCTGACTCATCAACTAAACAGTTAATATCCTCACGATAGGTTAATAAATACTTATCTCCATCTTTCATTCTTCACCTCGCCATTTGCCTGTAACACCCCTTGTGAGATAGTTTAGAGCCTTGTCTAAATCCTTCTCTACGGATTCACCCTCTTTTAGCCCTGCTCTTAGGATATACTTTAAGCTCTGAGCTACATTATAGGCGTTAATTGGGTCTAGTTTACCATCTAATCGTTTAATGGTTTCTTCTATCACCTCAATAGGTTCAATCGCCTTGCTTGAATAGTGTTTATCGTGGTTCATTCTTCGCCCTCTTCAATCTTTTCGCAATACGCTTTTCTTAGTTGTTCATAGCAAAATGATTTATAAAACTCCGTACTTATACAAGCATCAAATTCCTGCTTTAATTGTTTTAATTGTGATTGATTACAGCGATAATCTGAAAGTTCTGTATTTTCACAAGCAAATAGTAGAATTGTTGAAAGTATCATTAAATATTTCATTCTTCGTCCTCCATCATTGGGAACTCTTCACAATCATCCCAAGTGATTTTACCTTTTAAGGCTTTGATTTTTGAGTTAGGGATATATCGGAAAATACCCCCATCGCTACGAATAGCATAGTTTATTAGGACTCTTTCTTCATCCGCATAATTAACCATCTGAGCTTCATTTTCATCGCACCACACCTTCGCCTCAAATGGTGTCATTTCTCTTTTTTTTGATTCTTTTATTTCTCGGTGGTATTTCCAAAAGTAACTATCAAGAAATTTAAGCGCAAAGCACAACGCCCTGCCATCATCCGTAATTTTAATTAACCTCCTTCGCTCCCAAGGCAGGTCTTTGTCATTCCTAACCTCAATCTCTTGCAAGTCGTTAATATTTAGTTCTTTGTATTCGCTCATTCTTCTACCTCAGTCTCTTTCACTTTAATCAATTTGTAATGTTCCTTAGGGTTTATTCTTTTGAAAGAAGCAACTGCAAGTCTTTTACTAGCGTACTCAGCTAGTGTGTGCCACACTACATTGCCAAATACTTCTCGCTTTTGTTTGATTACATAATATTTCATTCAAAAACCTTTCATTCTTTGCACAAACTCAAACTCGTCTATTGTTATTTGTGTTCGCTCTACCTTGAAAATAAAATCGCCCTTTGTTTTTGCATAAGATCTAGCTTCTTTTAATGTCTCAAATTGCTTATATTCGTGCTGCATAGTTTTTACAAAATATGCCTTCACGATTGATTTATAAACATTTTGAGAAGGAAATTCCCTAGGTATGTTTATTAGTTTCATTCTTCTACCAATAAGCCTTGATTACAAGTTTAATAAGCACATCTTCATCTACTTCTTCCGTATTAACTACTAAATCCTTATCGTCATCTAGGTAATAATCCGTAATTCTAAACACTCTCTCGTCATCACAAAAGATGGCGTTTTTGTCATCATATGAATCGCCTTCAATTAAAGCGTAATCTTGACACCATTTGTCCAGTTGCTCGTATAGGTAATCTTCGTAGCCATCGCTCTCATATGGTCTTTCTAAAAATCTTTGATGATCCATTATAACGCTCCTTTGTTAGCTTGAATTAACTTATCAAGCTTTTCGATTAATCTTTCTTTAAACTCATAATCTGAGCTTTTGGTTATAAACTCTAATACTTCATTGTAAGCAGACTCTCGCCCTTGTTGAAAAGAGCGCAATGCTCTCTCTTCGTATTCTTTGCCTGTAAAAATTGGGTTTTTATTCACGATATTCTCCTTTGTTGTCGTTCTTTATAAATTATTAAATATTTAATAGGTTTTCAATAAAAAAATTAACTTTTTTTAATTATCTCTAAAATATTTTCAATCAGGTCGTAGTTTTCCATATTGTTGATAAAAAATCTTTGCTTTTGTGTTGGTTTTATCCCATTGAGAGCTAGAAGAGTATAAAGGTTTAATCTTGGGTCATCTTCTAGCTCTATTTCGTTAATTCGCCTGCCCCTCATAAGATTGAGTCTTTTAGGGAGAATTGAGGGGCAAGCGGTAAGTTTATAGCCCTTAAAGAAGGGCAACCTCCACTTTTCTTAGATAACGACAACATAAGGAGGGAGGTCAGTTTCATATAGTTCTCGTTTCTTTTAAAATATAATTATTTGCAAAGTAGTTTGCCATTGTTTACATATTTAAGCATCTATCTAGCTCCGTTTCTAATCGCTTCTAAGCTAGGAATTACCTCTAAGATAGAGTCTAACACCATAGAGGACCTTATTCCCTCTAGGTTAAATTCTACTAAGATTTGGTTATTTAGTTTTTTAATCATAAAGCTCATAATACTTCCTTTTTGTTGTCGCTATGCAAAAGCTATATATTTTTTGATAATTATCAAAGATTTATTCTAAAAAATTTGGTTTTGCTATTTCCTCGCCTGTCTCCATTAAGTAATAATACCCACAAGCCTCTATATATTCGCCAAATTCCTTCGTGCTTAGTTCTGTAGTGCTTTTACTTATTTTGACCACCTCGCCCGTCTTTGGGCTTTTTATCTCTAAAGGTAAGAAGTTAGCCCTTAACATATCGTGAGCCATCTCCTTTGTAATACCCCCTAAAGCATCGTTCCACAATTGCCTAAAAGCAGGAACTATACAAGACCAGTAGTATTTATTTTGAGCCAATGACCGCTTTAGAGGTAGCTTGTTAATCTCAACTAGCACTTCTTGACCTTCGTGTACCTGAATCAACTCTCTGAGCTTGTCGGTCATTACAATAGCACCTCTGTGGATACTTGTTTTTATCATTACATCTCCAATAAAAAGTTATATTGAGCCGTGTCACGCTCAAAGCGTTCTAGCATCAGGTTGTAATAATCCTTGTCTAGTTCACATCCCACTAGTTCAAAACCCATTTCGTGACAAGCTACTGCTATTGAACCTGAACCTAAATGCGTGTCTAAGATTTTATCGCCCTCTTTGGCGTAATTGTGGAGTAGCCATTTATAAAGGCAAACAGGTTTCTGCGTTGGGTGTATAGTGCCTCCTTCTCTCACCAAAACCAACGGGTTTTTTGTGTATTCTCTTAATGCCCTATTAAATGAAGTATAAGCCAACTCTGCATCGCTTGAACTAAAATTGCCTCTATCCTTTCTCCAAACAATCCACCCCATTGATGGCTTTAAATACTCAACCATATAATTAGCGCCCCAAATAATTTGATTTTTAGATACCCTAAAAAGCTCATCAAAATATTCTTTTTTTGGTATTGAGCTATCCCAACCCTTGAACTCGTGAGCCTTTCGCCCTCCATTTTTTCCGCTTGTCTGTTTTGCACCATCATATTTTATTCCATACGGAGGGTCAACAATGGCTAAATCAAAATAATTATCAGGATATTCTGCCATCAACTCCATATTGTCACAATTACGTAAATCTATCTTATCTGTTACTTTCATATTTTACCCCTTCAATCTCAAAATCATAGAGCCACCCAAACTGCTCTATCGTCTGCATTCGTGCTTCCATTTCGCAATCAGTTTCACAAAATATCTTACCT